TATTGACGAGCTTCAGGACTACCTGAGCCTCCCGACCGATCTCTCTGACGCACTCGCACAGGCCAGAGGACTCGGCGTCGGTATTACAATGGCACACCAGTATCGCGCTCAGTTGCCACCCGAGATTCGCGCCGGAATCGATGCCAACGCCCGCAACAAAATCATCTTTGGCCTGAACGCCGTAGACGCAAAAGAGATGGCTCCGATGGCACCTGATCTTACTGCGTTAGACTTTATGACTCTGCCTCGCTATGAGATTTATGCCAATTTCATGAGCGATGGCAAGGCTACAGGATGGATCAGAGGTGCTACCTTACCGTCAATCAGAGCGATCCGGGAACCAGCAGAACTCAGAGCTATCTGTCAGGCTACCTATGGCGTACCCGCCGAAAGTGTGGATGCGGATTTCCTTAAACTGATCAGAACCACCGACGAGAAGACCTCGTCCGACTTCGACGATTCCGCTATTGGTCGGAGGAAACGATGAAGACCGGTCGCCCGACTGACCGCATTGCTGAAGCAACCCCTGAAAGCCGCCGCTTTCCGGCAAACATGAGCTTTAACGGAAAAGACGATTACCTCACTCAAGCGGAATCTCTCCCCAGCCCCGAGGCCGGAGCCTCTCGTCACGGCAGGCTCCAGCTTCTCGAGCTTATTGACCAACTCGGCGAACGGGATTTCGAAATCCTGATCTCGCTCAAGTCCGCTAAGTACCTTCTGACCGGACAGGTTAAACGGCTACATTTCACAGATGCTTCATCGGATACCGCAGCAATGCGAGCAGCGGTTCGGGCTATGCGGAAGTTGGAACGTTAAGGACTGGTCAAGACTTTCAAGCGTCGGATTGGAGGACTCCGAGCCGGATCAGGATCACTGGTCTGGTGCCTGACAGAGTCCGGCCAGCGGCTTTTGAACCTCAGGGATCACACTGAGCAGTCTCGCCGCAGTCATTGTTATCTTGAACCATCATACGTCCACTTAAGGCACACACTTGCCATCGCCGAATGTTACGTTCAGCTGGTTGAGCTCAGCCGCATACATAAAAAGATTTTGTTGGCCAGCGTGGAATGGGAGCCGGAAAGCTGGCGTCCATACACGCATAACGGACACAATCTGCAGCTCAAACCAGACCTTTTCGCCGTAACATACAACGGCGGTTATGAGGACAGATGGTTCATCGAAATCGATCTGAACACCGAAGCGCTCCCCGTCGTGATAGACAAGTGCAAACGCTATCATCAGTATCTCCGCACCGGTATTGAACAGCGCGAGCATGAGGTGTTTCCGGTCACCATTTGGGTGGTGCCAAGCAACGACCGCAAGCAGAAACTGATCGACGCCCTAGATGAAGCCTTCAGGAAAGCCCCGAATCTGTTCGTCGTAATCACGGCAGATGAGTTCGATTTCTTAATTCGTAACGGCGCAAACCAAAATCAAATGCACTAACGCTCATGCTCCGGCTTGCACCAGCCAGACCTTTGACAAACCGATCATAAAAAATAGCACACACTCACTCTCTAAAAAGAACTAGTCCATATACTCTCTTGTTTGTTTCAGAGGTCTGGCACGTGCAAGTTGGGAGCCCGAAAGGAGGAACATCCTATGGCCAGTAATGACCTGAAAAACATGGCCAAGCAGACGCTGGAGAAGAACAAAATCTTCTTCGACGAGGCCGTCAGCAAGATGGAGGATTTGAGATTTTACGCCAGTCGCTTCGGCGGCTCCTGCGACGATCTTCTGATCAAACAGATTGATCTGTACATCTCAGAGCTCCAGCAGCTTCGCCGCAGCATTTCCGGTAGCACCGCTGTTACTGAACGGCCATAATTGTCCGGCATGCATCAAGCCGGAGAGCCTAACCCCACTGGCTCAAAGGTTTGGTACATGTAAGCCGGATATGCTTCAGAAGACTGGAGATGCAGGACATGTCTGTACCTTGAACTTTATTAATTCTAATCTGAAAGGATTTATATGACCAAACAAAATGAGAAGATCTCTCTCGAAGAATTCGACAGCGACGTAAGGCTCGCGATTAGAATGCTTAAAACGGATGTCTGGGGAATCGGACGGCTGCTTGACTTCGCAAAGAAGCATGTGCCGGAACAGGAACTGGAGATTCGCCGGGAGATTCGTCCGCTTGCCGTCGGGCTGCTGTATCGGGTAATCGGGACACCGAAAACTTTTGAAGAGGTACTCAGTGAAATGGACGAACAGGAGGACGATTATGACAGATAACATCGATTGGAACGTGATTGAGCTCACCGAAATCTATGAGTCTTTCGATATGGTGCTCAGGCTTCTGGATGAAGATTTTGAACGCGCCCGTCGTGTCATAGACGCAGCCATCAAGCACGGGGCCGATGCTGAAAGCATGGCGGAGCCCATCGAAGAATTTGCCATGGAACTTCATGCCTTTTGTGAAGCCATCAATGGCCTGAAAGATAAACAGGCTAATAAAACTCAAAACGCCTGACATCGAACTGCATTGACAGGATCAGGAAACATAGCCCGGCTTACATGTCCCAGACCTTTGAGCCGCATTACCAACACTAACGCTCTTAAGGAAGGAGGACAACGTGAGCAAAAAAAGTACCCGCGGCAGGAAAATGCGCTCGGATAATGTTCGCGTTGTTCCTGAATTCCGCGAAGAGATAGATATTGAAAAGCTCTGCCGTGCGCTGATCGAGATCGCAAAAAACATGAGCAGAGATAAGGAGAACAACACTCCCAAAACAAAAGAATAATCATCAGACTCTCGTTCTGGAGCCAATCAAATACAAAGTACCGCCCCTGGTTGGCTCCTTGCGAGAATCTGGTACACAGTTATCGCGAATTAGGCGGTTGAACATTAAAGAGGAATGCGAAAATCTGACCGGAAGGAGGTCTCATTAAAGGTTTTCCACCTCGAGGGCTCGGCTCACTATCCTTGTCCAAAACATGAAATCCGGAGCATGTCTTCTCCGGAAGCACCTTAACACACCCCCCATAACTTAGGTCTGGGTACACGCAGAAAGATCTCTGCGTGTACCGCAGAGTCTCCTTTCGAACCAAAGTGTACTCATAAACATTCGAAGGAGGCAGACAGAATGTTATCCAGTAAGTTCGGAATTGAAATTGAGTTTACTGGGATCAGTCGTTCCGAGGCCGCAGATGTTGTGTCGAAATATCTCGAAGGAAGCATTTCGCGTTCCTACGACTATTACGATACCTACACCGCAACGGCACCGGACGGACGAAACTGGAAGCTCATGTATGACGGCAGTCTACATTGCCGTTGCCGGGTTGGGCGGAGCAGTACCTCCGCAGGAAGTGAATACTCCTGCGAGCTGGTCAGCCCCATCCTTATCTACCGGGAGGATATTGGAACACTTCAGGATATCGTGCGCCGACTGCGTAAAGCGGGAGGCATGACGAACAACTCCTGCGGCATCCATATCCACCTCGACGGAGCAGCGCACACACCGAGAAGCATCCGCAATTTCATTAACCTCATCGCCAGCCGAAATGATCTGTTCTACAAAGCACTTCAAATCGAGCCGGAGCGCATGAGTTACTGCAAAAAGATGGACGCTTATCTGGCGAAGCGCATGAACGAGAAAAAGCCGAGAACCTTTTCTCAGCTTGAGGAAATCTGGTACGCCGGATATGGCGGTAACCGCAACGGTCACTACCATGACAGCCGCTACCACTTTCTCAATCTCCATTGTTTCTTCCACGGTAACCACACGATTGAGCTTCGCGGCTTTAACAGCGAGCTCCATGCCGGAAAGATTCGCGCATATATCGTGTTCGCCCTGGCGATGAACCATCAGGCACTGACGCAAAAGAGCGCCAGCTACCGCAAGGTGCAGGAGGAGAACGAGAAATTTGCCATGCGAGTCTATCTGAATCGGATCGGCTTTATTGGCGAAGAGTTCAAATCCTGTCGCAAGCATCTCTATGAACATCTCGATGGCAATGCCGCATGGCGTTATGGCAGTAAAGAAAACTGCCGCAGCCGTCGAAAGAAGCCTAAGAACGTTGTAGATGAGGAAGAAGCCAGCCTGAATGAGAGCGAATCGGACGATCTCGATTACCTTTGTGATCCGAACGCCGATTTGCCGTTCGACTGATTATCCACAACACTTACGAAGGAGGAATCAACATGGATCAGAAACCCAGATTGTACATTGCCTATGGCTCCAATATGAACTTCGAACAGATGGCCAGACGCTGCCCGACCGCAAAGGTTGTTGGCACGGCAGAGTTGGAAGATTGGCGACTGCGCTTCAAAGGAGATAACAACTTTTCTGTTGCTACTGTAGAGCCTTCCGTTGGCCATAGGGTTCCCATACTTGTATGGGAAATCATGCCGAAGGACGAGGCGTCTCTAGATACCTACGAGGGCTACCCCCGGCTTTACCGCAAGGAAATGATGCTTGTTCGAATTGAGAAAGTAATTCGTCTGGCCATGATTTACATCATGAATGCCGACGACTTAGCCTACGGAAATCCATCCGACGTCTACTATGACACGATTCGCACCGGCTATATTAATGCTGGCTTTTCGCCAGATCTGCTGGAGCAATCCGTAATTGCAAACATGAAAAAGGAGGGCAAATAACATGATGACCAAAAAGATTAAGGAACAGATCCTTGCTATCCGCGACTCCGGCGAAACCAACATGCTCGATACTCGTACCGTGCAGTGGATCGCAAATCGCGAAGGCTACTATGAGCTTGTGATCTACCTCGAGGACAATAGCCGGGAATACTGGCATTTCATTATGACCGGCGAGGCTCCCATGGAGGATAACTCCGATGATCAAGAAGATTGTGAGTAAGTTCCTGTCGGGCTCCGGTATTCTGCCGGAGTCCTAAATCTCAAAGTTTGTCAGTTACTACACTGTCTACCGACGCAGAACCGGAATTCTAAACTCCATCAAATATGCACTTGCTATTTGTCTCGATCTGAGTGATGAATGTGACTGCGAGGACGACGATGATCCCGGAACAGGAGGAATCTCCCCATGACCGTGATATATCGTGACGAAATCGGTATCGTTTCCGTAACGCTGCCAGATGACGAACTCGGCAGAACCATAGATTTCTGTGACGGATACGCCTACTTCACCGCAGGCGATCAGGGCTACAGAATCGCCATCTCTGCACTCGTACAAATCCAAAGATAGCCCCTCTGGGCAGAAAGGAGTAACTATGTGGCACGAAGGTGTCATCGGCATACAGATGGGCAAAGACTCGCCCAACATATCCGTTCACTACTGGATGAAGTGTTATGAACAGCCCAGCAAGTACGGCATCGATGGTGGCAGGATATCCAAGCTCATGTTGAAGATTGGCGACGAGATTGTTGCCAATTATGATCGGGGCTGGGATATCCACCCCACGAACGAGGCCGCTGAAACGGCTCTGCGCATTTTAGTACATGAAATAGACTGGAGGGAAAAAGAATGATGAACGATCAAGCGCCGATTCTCTATTACGAGGTAACCGGCGACCGACGCAAGGAACTGGTTCAGGCTCTCGGAGAGATTCTCCTGTGGGAGCCAAAGTACCAGGGAGCTCCGTCGTTCTCGTATCATATCGGGAACTACATCGTAGACCGCAACGGCACAGTTATGTGCCCGGACTGCGTCACGACGGAGATCGCCGAACAGCTGATCCAGAACCTGATGGAGCGGGGCTTTACGCCTACTTCCACCACTCTGGATCTCTGCATCATCTCTCTTCCGAGGGACAAGTACGATGAACCGGCTCTGAATCGCCTGCGCAATCTCGTTAAGTCCAAGGATACAATCCTGCGGGCTGCGCTGAAAACGCACAGACTCCAGATTGAAGTCGACGACGAGAAGGTCTACTTCCCGTGGTTTCATATCACGGGCGTGGACGGAGAAGCGCAAGCCTACATGCAGCTGGTTTCCGCACTGGCTGAAACCGCTAAGAAGCAGAAATACGTCTCTGATGTAGAAAAGCCGCAGGACAATCTCAAGTATGCCATGCGTTTGTTCCTTGTCCGTCTCGGATTCGTCGGAGACGAGTACAAACAGGCCAGAAAAATCCTGCTTCGCAACTTATCCGGCAACTGCAGCTGGAAGGCTGGACACGCGCCGGAAAAAGCCAAAGAAGCCGAACATTCTGATACGACCGAAGAAATGGAGGTACCTCATGATCAAGTACAGAATTCCTGACTCTCATCTTGTAAGTCAGCTGCGCGAGCGGTTCCCGAAAGGAACCCGCGTGGAACTGATCTCTATGAATGATCCTTACAACCGCAAGCTGAAGCCCGGTGATCAGGGAACCGTCAATTTCGTCGACGATACGGGAACCGTGTTCGTCGACTGGGATTGCGGCTCCGGTCTCGGCGTCGTTTACGGTGAGGATTATATCCGGAAACTGTAAGCAGTATCATGCCATCTTTAGAGGCCAGCCCCGGCTGGGACTGGCCTTTTTCAAGAATTGCGAAAGGAGGGGGCGACGTGATTGCTTCTGCTGAAGCTACTAATCGCCAGAAAGAATGCGATCAACTCAATAAGGAGATAGATAGATTCTTCTGCGCGGAAATTATTCGTGTCGGCAGACAGATTGGATTCAATATCCAAAATGGCAGGGATACCCGCGACTGGACGAATCCGGATGATCTTTGGAAGCTATGGATTGCCCTCATTAAAAGCCATGGAACATCTCCGGATGAAACCAATGTTTACAAGTTTCCAGCCAGACGCGCAAGGCTTATGTATGTTCATCCTGAGATATTTGGATCAGCATATGGACTGCATCAGTTTCGTATGCGGCGAATTGAGCTCATGGATAATCCGCTGGCCGTAGCACCGGACGCTCAGGTCTATGCAGAACAGCCTTTACATTGGCTTGATGAGGATTTCATTGTAAGCCCCGAATATCATTCGTATCAGCAGGAAATTCAGGCAAATGAACGTGCTGTCAATAAAACTGAAGTCTATTCGCCAAGCCGCGAAGCAGTCAGAAAGGCGTGCGATCCTTATCTGGATAAAATCAGACAGCCTAATCTGACCCAGATCCTTGCCGCCTATAAAAGAGGCAACAAAGAAGGTGACCAGCTATTCTTCGTACTGCTGGTTGAGGTGCTGGGCATTAAGAAGCCGCCCAAGCTTCTATATGTAGAACCTCAAACCAATGAGACTACTAGAGGAAAATACACGGCAAAAACCAACACTGTCAGGATATATGAAAGTAACATTCCGGATCATTACTGTCAGCGGATGGGAGTACTGGCACATGAAATGTGGCACGCCTATCAGGAAATGAAGGCCAGCTACCGAAATGGCAAGAACCACCTATATAAATACAACAACGCACATTACATCGATTCAAAGGATGACTATGCTGGTTACCGTTCTCAGCTCGTCGAAAGTGAAGCATTCTACTTCGGCGACAGGGTTAAGCAGATAGTGTCAGACTCATGCAACTAATAAAATAGTCACCATGCGATGGCAACGATAGAAAGGACGGTGTTCACTATGTATTATGGCAGAGTTTATACTCAGGCTTTTATTCGCCACCTGCGCGAAAGATATCCGGAAGGAACCCGAGTTGAACTGGAATCATTATATGATCCTTGCAGAACTGAGCTGAGATCTGGCGATAAGGGAACTGTCAGGTTCGTCGATGCGTATGGAAAAATCTTCGTTGATTGGGACTGCGGCATATCGCTCGGGCTGATTTATGAGGATGATGTTTTTCGGATTATAAAATAATCCATGCTCAGGCCAGCCCTTGCTGGGACTGGCCATTTCAAGACTATAAAGACGTTATTCTCTTTGTCTCTTTAATAATCAAATAATCTATCACAATCATACCAATGCTCGGTATCAATATAATGAAGGCAACCCACAATTTCATTGCTGAATATATATCAATGCGATAACTAATTACATCCATTACGACCCAAAAGAGAAGAAATGACCAGAGAGAATTAATTATAATATTCACGGTAGCTATCGACTTAAAATGATTAAGTTTTTCCGGTACTGTCATGGCCTTATAGCTAAGATAACTATTTACCATAACATTATGCGCTGCTTGTACAACTAGCAAAAGTATAAGAATAAGAATCCCAAAAGAAAAACCATTTGAACTCATTGCCGAAAGCATAAAAATAGCCATCACAACAATAAAGAGTCGTCCAATTCTTATAAAATGGCGAATTAATACGTCTACAGGTTTTGGAATAGATTTTAATCGCATTACCTTATTTGAGGATGGTTTTTTGGCATGCGAGCCTAATTCGTCTTCGAATTCGCTTATATTGGGTCGGTCTTCCTGCTGATCGCCCCAGCAAAGTTCAGTCCCACAATTTGAACAATAGCTTTCGTCTTTCTTGACGCGGCTCCCGCATTTATCGCATTCAAATATTTCCTTGACCATATGTATGCCTTTTTACCAACATTATAACAGACAAGAGCTCATCAAAGATAATAAACTATTAATTCTTCGCAGAAAGACTAGCTTTCTTCTCGAAAGAGAGCTATCATGCGATGACTACCTATGGAAGGAGGTAACGCTCTATGAGCACATCCACATTAGCAAATACGGCGCAAGTCCTATTGGACTCCATGACACCGAAGTTCGCAGTATCATATCTCCGTGTATCAACTCGCGGACAAGCCGAACGTGGTGGCGGACACGACGAAGGTTTTTCAATCCCCGCTCAGCGTGAAGCCAACAAGAAAAAAGCCATGTCGATGGGCGCAATTGTCGGCAAAGAGTTCGTTGACCGAGGCGCATCAGCTAAATCCGCCGATCGCCCTCAGCTTCAAGCAATGCTCGAATACGTCAAAGAGAACGCAGACCGCGTAGATTACGTGATTGTGCATAAGGTCGATCGCCTCGCCCGTAATCGTGACGACGACAGCGACATTATGCCGTACATTGCGTGAATGCGGCGTTCAACTCGTATCCGCGTCTGAAAGTATCGACGATACTCCTGCCGGTATGCTTCTGCATGGCATTATGAGTTCCATCGCCGAATTTTACTCACAGAACCTCGCGACCGAAGTCAAAAAAGGTCTTGGGGAGAAGGTAAAGAGTGGCGGCACAGTCAGCAAAGCTCCTATTGGATACCGAAACGTCAGACTTGTCGACGATAAGGGGCGTGAGGAACGAACCGTAATCCTCGATCCGGAAAGGGCTCCACTAATAAAGCTCGCCTTTGAAGAATATGCCACAGGAAATTGGACGGTGGCGGACTTGGCAGAGCATTTAGCCGCCTGTGGTCTTAACACTCGATCTACGCCAAGAATACCGTCGCAGCCGATTACCCTCAAAACGCTCCATAAGGTAATGGTCAATCCATACTATAAAGGAGTCGTTACATATAAGGGGATCGAATACGAAGGGGCTCATGAAGCATTGATCGATACTGAAACTTGGGATAAAGTACAATCCATACTCGCATCCCGCATAAATGGTGAGCGAAATCTGAAGCATCCACATTTCCTGAAGGGCAGCGTTTACTGCGCATATTGTGGCGAACGCCTGATTGTCAGTAATGAAAAGAAAAAAGACGGAACCGTCTACCCATACTTTGTATGCAATGGCAGACACAGTAAACGCCGGAAAGACTGTAAGACCAAAGCAGTTCTGATAGATGTCGTAGAAAAAGAGATTGAGAAGATTTACGACTCTTATCAGCTTCCAACTAAAGTACGAATTCTCATTGAAACATACCTACAAAAGGTTATCGCCGACGAAAAGCAGAAATACGAAAGTGAGCTTGACGGACTCAAAGGGCAAAAAGCTGCGCTGGAAAACAAGCGAAAGAAACTGCTTGAGGCACACTACAGTGATGCAATCCCCCTTGATCTTATGAAAACTGAGCAGCAGAAAATTGCGAAAGAACTCGCGGCCATTGACCACGAAATCGACTTGCACAATATAACCTTTGAACAGATAAGTGCAAATCTTGATATGGTGTTGGACATCGTGGAAAACTGCGGCGAGGCATACCGTAACGCCAGCGACACTATAAAAAAGTTGATGAATCAGGCTATATTCGAGAAATTCTATATTAGTAATGGGCCGGAGGATGAATTTGGAGTAAAGCTCACTTTTAAAGCTCCTTACGATCAAATCCTTGATCCGATTAAAGAAGATCTCTCGCAAATCAACACCGCACTAAAACGCAAGCCGGAAGCCGTAGACGGACTCGCCGACAAAGCAAAGGGCCACATCCATGATTTCTTTGGATGTGGCCCAAATTTAGGGCAAAATAAAAATCCTTACTCGAACGAATCAGATTTTTTTAATCCGAATAGTTCGAGTAAGGACCTTATGGTGGAGTATCCCCATCAAAATCCGAACTCAACGCCGACTCGATCTCGTCAAGTGAGATTGTCTGCGTCCCGTGCTGATAGTTGTAGGTCAAGACCAGTTTATCATCGAACACATACACGGCGTTTACAAATGTATCAATCAGGCGTTTCTGAAAATCACGGTTTGCTGGATCGCCATGACGGAACTGCTCAAACCATGCCGTCATCTGTTCGCGGG